TTATGAATCCTCTGCTGCCACATTGCTGCCACTATAACCCGCGATAGGGTTGAGCTGTGCAGCCTCTTCAAGATGGTCTGGTGCGAAGTGTGCATACCTCATAGTTTCACGAATGTTTGCATGACCAAGTATCCGCTGCAGTACCAAAATGTTGCCTCCATTCATCATAAAATGACTCGCGAATGTGTGCCGGAGCACATGCGTATTTTGACCATCAGCTAACTGTATATTGGCAATGTTCAGCATTTCACTGAAAGCCTTATAGCAAGGCTGAAACATTTTATCTTTCAGAGGCGAAAGCTCATCATAAAGCCACCGTGGTATAGGTACAGTTCGGTTTTTTCCACCTTTAGTTTTTATAAACGTGAGCTTATAAGGTGACAGCTGAGAACGGGTTAGGTTCTCGGCTTCGCGCCATCTGGCACCTGTTGCGAGGCAGATTTTAACGATTAGTGTAAGGTTGATGTTGCCAAATGAATCGCAGGCCTCAAGCAGTGTTTTGATCTGTCCGTCAGTCAGCCAGGACATCTCTTTTTCTTTTTCCTTGAAAGGCCGAATTCCATCAAGAGGATTAGGTAGCTTCCACTCTCCGAGTCGGCGCAACTCGTTGAATACAGCTTCGAGGTAGTACTGTTCGCGGTTTACGGTAATGGGTTGCGCTATCCATTTCTGAGGATTGGCATGATAACCATTATCAATTTTCCCGCTCAACCTCTGGTCTCGATAATGCGCCCAATCTTTAGTTGTTATCCTCGAAGCAATCGGATCACCCATTCCCCTGCAAACAATCTTCAACTTTGCAAGACGCAGTTTGCTTGCTGTCAGTGACTGCCCGTGTAGGTTGTGCCAAAGTTGGATCAATTCGCTTAGCTTCCGGCGATCCTCTTTTTCACCGAGCCAGGGCTTATCTTCAGTCTTCTTTCTTTCATAATCCTCATAAGCCTCGGCCTCACCTTTAGTGTTAAATTGCTTACGGATACGCTTTCCATCCCTACCGTTGGGGAATATCTGCGCAAGCCATTTGCCATTTTTTTGTTTAGTAACAGTCATAGTGAGAACCGAGGTAAATTACTTATTGTTCACAAAGGTTATTGCCAGCATCAAGAATTGGGCTGATGCTTTTCTTAACCCCTTTATAGTTTGGATCGTCAGCCCATACAGCATCTATGTCGTAACCCTCCATTTTCCCGGTCTTGACAGCATCTTTTGCATTGCCATTTACAGGATATCGGTCATCAGTATCAGTGTTATAAACGAAGATGAAACGTTTATTAATGCAGGACACCTTAGCTTTCTTAAAAGTAAGGGGCCAGTCTTCACCTAATTTTGAAGAATCCAAATCAACAGATTTTTCGGCAGCATAAGATGCAGATGCCCCAATAAGGCATGCTATGGCAAGAAATAACCTTTTCATTCCATTCCCTAAACGTGTTTTTCCAGAGTAAATAATACCGCCCCAAATGGGGTAACGTCTGATGCACCACATTCAAACGAGACATTTGGATTGGTTAGTTTAATTTTCCCACCGGGTAGGCGAGAGATATCATACACATCATAAGAGTCATCAATATTAACGAACCAGCGACCATTGGCGATGTTCTTAGCCTCTGTATTCACTAGCCATGAGTGACCAACACCATCAATAAACACTAAACAACTTTTATCGACTGCTGAAAGCGCCGGATCCATAAGCCAATTACCTGCGTCATTGAGAACCCCCGACACTAACTTTTTCTTCGGAATACTTATTGATGATGTGACAACTTCAGGCTGACTATCGAACATCTCACCTTTACCAGTTGCTAACCATCTGAGAGACACGCCTGTGTCCAGCGCGCATGCAACTACTACATCTCCGGGGAAATATTCCCTGCGGATCCATGTGCTGATTGTGCCAGAAGAGATATCAAGTAAGTCGCCCAGCTCCTTTTGCATGGTAAAGCCGTAAGCATCTAAGAGGCGGCGTAAAACTAACTTCCCGCCGTTAGCCATGATTTCATCGTAAAGCTGCTTACCTTTCAGTAAAGGCTCATCTCGCAAATGCGAATTAACAAGCTCACCAGTCATTAACCAGTTCAAGTCTGCGCCGGTTTCAAGAGAGCATTTGATAATCGCCTTTCCAGGCAGGCTGTTGCGCTGAATCCAGGTGCTGATGCTGTTAGATGGCACACCCAAGACTTCTGCAAGCGCTCTTTGAGTGGAAACGCCATATGACGAGCTGATCCGCTCTATCAACTCCTGCGTATTCAAATTTTCATCATTCATTATTAGTCACACTCAAAATCGATTTACATGATCGCATTTTCGATCTAAAGTGACGCTCATCGACCAAGATGCACGTCACTGCACCATATTTTACTTAACCGGAGATAATGCGATATGAAAGATGCAAAAGCAACTTCAACGCATGAGCCTGAAAGCTCGCAAAAGCAATCAAGTCCTTTTACCGACTCACAAATCAATGCGCTTGTCTCAGCCTTACTGCCAAGCCTGCAAAAAATGATCGGCTCTGCAATGGCAGACGCCATGAGCGTTCGCGACTTTGCAGCAATGCGCGGCGTCAGTGAGCGCCTTGTCTGGCAGTGGCTTGACGAGGGCATACTGCTCAAGGCTCCAACCAAAGATTTCAACAATAAAAAAAGTGCTGAAAAACGCAGCAAAGTCCTTATCAACGTCAAAGCATGGCGCGACAAACTCACACAGCAGGCTGTCGATTGTCGCTATATCGATGCCCGCACTTCGCAATCTCTGAACTGAGTTTGATTATTTAAGTTGAGCAAGGGAATAGCCATGTTTGATTTTAAGACTTCCACCCATAACCACTATGACGACGCCTGCCGCAAGTTCGCACTTACGCACAACATGGCTGAGCTGGCGCAGCGTGCAGGCATGAAAGTGCAAACTTTGCGTAACAAGCTCAACCCGGATCAGGTGCATCAACTGACCGCTCCAGAAGTACTGTTGCTTACCGACCTGACCGAAGATGCCACGCTGATGGATGGGATGTTAGCGCAGCTTCAGTGCCTGCCATGCGTACCGGTTAATGAGCTGGCAAAAGAAAAGTTTCCGTCCTACGTGTTGAAGGCTTCGGCTGAAGTCGGAAGCATGGCCGCCAGTGCTGCTAACCCGGAGCGGATAACTGCAACGTGCCGCCGCAGTATTCTGGAGGCAGCAAATACCGGCATTCGCTGCATGATGCTGGCCGCGCTGGCCGTGCAGAACCGCGTTCACTCTAACCCGACCTTAGCATCCACTGTTGACGCAATCAGCGGGTTAGGCGCTTCGATTGGCATCAGCTGAGGGCGCCCGATGATTTCATTTGCGGCACACCTCAAACACCAGAGTCCATCAATGTCCTACGGGAACGGCTGGATTATGGGCGAGAACGGCAGGCGCTGGCATCCGGTATTAAGCCAGCAGGTACAGGTAAAAGAGAAAAGAGGTAAATCATGGCTATCGAGGGCGATTCAATGCTGGTCGAGCTTACTGCAGGGCAGAGGGTTTCGGCGCTGAATCACGTTGCCTTACTTCGCGCACAGATGATGGGTGGCAACTGTGAAAAAGATATGGCTCGTTTTTTCTCTGAAATGCGCGATGTGACAGACAGTAATTACCGGGACAACAAGCGCGCACTGAGCGCCATTCTTTTCCTGGCTAACATCGGTAAAGACAGGCACGAAGCTAATTTTAGTGAACTGACTACTGATGAAAGAAAGGCGCTTATTTGTGCAATGAATCATTTAAAAGCAGTCGTGAGTTTATTTCCAAAGCGAATGACCCTTTCTAACTAAATAACCCGATGCAAACAAATGGCGTAAACCCGCCGGGCATTCTTTTGCCCAAATTCAGGAGAAAGTGAAATGCAAAATATCGAAACCAGAAAATTTGACGCCGACGTCGAGCAGCTTTCCGTAATCATCACCGCTGCTCGCGCTGAAGAACGTGCCGAGCGCGGTTTGCAGGCGGCTCGCCGCTTAACTGAGATTGCCATGCGCATTCAGCAAAAAGGGCTTAGTGGTGTTGAAGCCGCCGAGCTGCTGCGTCAGGAAGCCGAGCGTTATCAGACTGAAGCGCAGGAGGCGATTCACTAATGGCCGACTCAATGGACATGGCGCAGGCTCGCGCCGACGAGTTGCTGGCGCGCAACATCGCCAGCGTGGTTAACCGCCCGGTCGGTGTAGCGGTTTCATTCTGCGAAGACTGTGATGCACCAATCCCGGAAAAGCGTCGCCGCGCCTTTTGTGGCGTGACTCGCTGTGTCGGCTGCCAAGACATAGCTGAATTGCGTGCGAAAGTATCAAAAGGCGGTGCGTTATGAGCACGATTCTGAAATGGGCGGGCAACAAGTCCCGCGTAATGCCGGAACTGCTGACACACCTGCCTGAAGGTGATCGCCTGGTCGAACCCTTCGCCGGTTCCTGCGCAGTAATGATGAACACCGATTACCGGGCCTACCTGGTTGCGGATATAAATCCCGATCTCATCAATCTCTATCGCCAGATAAAAGAGCATACCCGCCCGTTTATCATTATTGCGGCCAGCCTCTTTATTCAGAACAGAACCGGCGAAAGTTATTACGCTGTGCGTGAAGCATTTAATCATGATCCGTCGCTGCCTCTTCTGGAGCGCGCCGCTTATTTCCTGTACCTGAACCGCAATGGCTATCGCGGTCTTTGCCGCTACAACAAGCGCGGTGAATTTAATATCCCGTTTGGTAACTACGCAGAGCCGCTTTTTCCGCTGGCTGAGATAGAAGCATTTGCAGAGAAAGCCAAGTGCGCGACATTCATCTGCGCCGACTTCCGCGAGACGCTGCGCCTGACTAAAGCTGGCGATGTGGTGTACTGCGATCCACCTTATGACGGCACGTTTTCAGACTATCACTCGGCTGGTTTCAATAAGGATGAGCATCACGATCTGGTCAGCATGTTGCTCGACGTCTCGGAGCGCTGCCCGGTTGTGGTTTCAAACAGCGACACCCTTTACACCAGAAGCATCCTGCGCGCTTTCGACATCACCGGTATCAGCGTAGCCCGCTCGGTTGGTGTTGCTGCAGGTAAAAGCAAGCGCGCAACAGAAATCATCGCCGTGCGCAATCCTGTTGCACGGTCTGCAGAACAGCTGGCGGCTCAATGATTCAGGAATACGCTTACCCGTGGAATGCTCCACGGGAAGCCATCGCCAGCCCATACCCCACCTATGAGGAAATGCACAGCCGCAGTCAGATGATTGCGGCTTTAGTGCGTGCGCAGGAACTACTCGAAAAACAGCCGACGCTGATTCAGATTGATGTAAAGCGCCGGGTCAGTGAGCTGGAAAAAACACAGGGTATTGATCGTGCCAATGCGTACTTAACGAAAACTTTCGTTGAGCGCACATTGCCACGCGTTGAAACCGTTAACGCTCAATATCGCCTCGGTGAAATGAGTCACGGCACGTTTAACCTGCTGGCAGGCAATGCCACTAAACAGGCAGGTGCGGCCAGCGCGGGCGGCACGCTTTGGGAGCTGATGCGCCGTTTTAACCGTCTGCCGGATATGGCGCGCGCCGACGTCGATTTGCTGGCCGAAGATGTAGCTAATTTCATCCTCGCCGAGCTGGTACAGGTACATGCGCAGGCCAGCGATGAGTCAGATTACAAATACACGCATCGCGTTTACATGACCGCCGCCACCATCACCCGCGAACTGAGCCAGACGCCGCCATTATGGGATAAAGTCACGTCCCGGCTGTTTGACCCGGAGGAAGTTACACCGGCGATCATGCGTATGCAGACGGAAAAATGGTGGAAAGGCCGACTGCGCCGCGTGGCCGCATCATGGCGTGAACACCTTCAGATCGCCCTGGCTAACGTCAGCAAAAAGCACACCCCCTACGCCAGCAGCATGACCGTTTCAGAGTGGCGCGAGCAGAAGCGCCGCACCCGTGAATTTCTAAAAGGCATGGAACTGGAAGACGCAGAAGGCAACCGCATCAGCCTTATCGATAAGTTTGACGGTAGCGTAGCTAATCCAGCTATCCGCCGCTGTGAGCTGATGACCCGCATTCGAGGTTTTGAAGATATCTGCAATGAAATGGGGTTCATGGGTGAGTTTTATACGATCACTGCACCATCCAGATATCACGCCACTATTAAAACGGGGCATCGCAATCGTAAATGGAATGGTGCCAGCCCGGCCGATACGCAGCGTTATCTTTGCAATGTCTGGCAGAAAATCCGCGCCAAACTTCACCGCGACGATATCCGCATCTTCGGGATCCGTGTCGCTGAGCCGCACCATGATGCGACTCCGCACTGGCACATGTTGATGTTCATGCGCCCGGAGGAGGTTGAGCAGGTGCGCAAGGTTATACGCGATTATGCATATCAGGAAGACTGCAGCGAGCTGACGACAGACAAAGCCCGCAAGGCCCGTTTTCATGCCGAAGCCATTGATCCAGATAAGGGCAGCGCCACGGGTTACATCGCTAAATATATTTCAAAGAACATCGACGGCTATGCGCTGGATAACGAGCTGGATGATGAAAGTGGAAAAGAGGTCAAAGAAACAGCCCCTGCAGTATCTGCATGGGCTGCGCGCTGGCACATCCGGCAATTCCAGTTTGTGGGCGGCGCGCCGGTAACGGTTTACCGCGAGCTGCGCAAGATGGCTGATAGTGAAACCGCGCACGGACTTAGCATCGAGTTTGCGGCAGCGCATGATGCAGCCGATGCGGGAGACTGGGCAGGATACGTTAACGCGCAGGGCGGCCCGTTCGTGCGCCGCGATGAGCTGGCTGTGCGCGCCTGGTATCAGACCAGCGAAGACGTGAATGAGTACGGTGAGGAAACCGTGCGTATTAAAGGCGTTTACGCAACAGAAGTTGGTGACGATACGCCGATCTTAACTCGTCTGACAGAGTGGAAAATTGTCCCGAAACGTGTCGTTGATTTGGGTTTTGAATTTAAGGACGCGTCCGCGTCCTCTCGGAGTTCTGTCAATAACTGTACGGGAGGTTTGAGATCTGAGGATTCGAACCCGCCGGAAAGTTTCGAAAAAATCGACCTGGACGGCATGAGCAGAAAGGAAAGGCGGCAGCTTTTGAGCCGGATAAGGGCGGAAAGGCCAGAAAAGCGGCATCTGAAACTGAGGCGGTCGGACAAAATCGAAGCTGCGTGCGATAACCTGATCGGCCAGGTGAGAGATTTAAGCGGTGAAACCATCAGTCGCGGGCTCGCCGTGCGGCTGATTGGCGGCACGCAGACTAAAATCGGTGGTCATTTGTTCCGCAGCCTACCTAATGGTGAACTGGTCCGCCCAATACTGGAGCCGATAAGGACTTTCGTATTAGAACGATTTAACCGTTTAGCTGAAAAGCAGCGTTCAAAAGCAAACATTGATGGGTGAAAGTTAACGATATTAGTGCGACTGATAGTCTAAATGTAATGTGCTGCGGTTTTCCGCGCATAGCTTAGACACACTAGGAAAGTTGTTTCGTATCAGCCAGATAAAAATATTATCTGACTCAGACATTTTTCTTCCTCAACTTATAAATGCTGTGCTACTGTATAAATACACAGTAAAAATGGGGGAGGGAAAATGACGGCTCAGGAATCAAGCCAGATGCATAAAAAAATGGCGTGCATGCAGTTTATAGCGGAGGTTTCACTCATTGCTAACTGTAAGCCGTCTGAGCTGAAACTGGCACTCACCATTATTGCCGAATTGGCAAATTCAGAGACTCACCAGGACGCTGGCGAGGAAATCTTTTACGCTGCCGATTAGGGATTAATATGCGTATTGAAATCATGCTCGATAAGAATCAGAAAATCAGTCAGTCGGTGGTAGATGCTTTCCGGGAAGAAGTGCATAAACGTGTAACTGCGCTGTTTCCTGATGCAGTGGTACAGGTGCGGCAGGGTAGTTACACCAAAATTGAAATGCCTGGTGTAAAAGTTGATGAAGACCGGCGCAGGCTGAATGATTTACTTCAGAACGTCTGGGAAGATGACAGCTGGCTGCATTGATAACCGGGCTGATGCCAAAATCTTGATTTTGGCATCAGCCCGGTTGAACAACGAGCATTGCGAGGCGTTAGCAAATGGCCGGAAAAGACACTAATTATCAGATCGTTTATCGTGGGGATTACCTTGAGTATTTCCATTCCGGCGGCTGGGTATTCTTTCAACGTCCAAAAGAGGCTGGCGGAGGATTCTGGCTCGGCAGGACTTACGATTTTGTTTTTATGATCGAGTTGCCGCGCCCTGTTTCACTTCGTGAAGGCATCATTTACCTGCAGCAGTTGAGCTATGGAAGCGCTGCTTCCTCAGAACTTTCAGGCGCTGTAACCCGTAAATGAGCCATGCATGCATAACGTGCATGGATTCGCATTAATTTTTGTGGCACTGAAACACCCTGCAGCGCCAGTAATGGCGCGGTTTTTCGAGGCGTATGCAACTGCATTAAAAGCGATGCACAAAGCGGGCAGGCGTGGCGGGGATAGCATTGCGCGCGGAGGGCAAACATGTTTAAGTTGTAGTTTGAAGTTGTCGAATCTAGTATGGAAATGTCCAAGACAAAGGAGTGAATCTTAATGGTCAAAGAAGTGTATCCAGTTCCACCTACGCCCCAAAAACCTAATTCACATGGTTTAGGGCTTGGGCTGTCTCAACTTAGCAATTGGTCAGGTTTAGTTTTGCCGGAGTCTAAAGGGCTTTGGTTTAACAACCAAGAGATTTACCTTGACGGATGGAAGTTCATCTCATGCCGATTCGATAATTGTAAAATACACGTGAGTACCGGTAACTTTGTGATTGACCGGTGCTTTATTGATGACACGAATGTAGTTTATTATATGGGTGCTTCGATAAATATAATAAGACTTTATAATCGAAGTGCTGATTGGGCCAGAACCGCCACGCCCGGTTTTGCTGCTGTCAAAAATGAAGATGGCACATTAACCATAGGGACATGATATGGCTCTATTAAATTCTGAGTTCAAGGCAAGGTTAGATGCTTCAATTAAGCTAAGGCCTAAAAAGAACTTAGCTTTAGTGATTGTGTTTAGCTCCTTTTGCGCTATTTTTTCTTTTATAGGCTGCCTCTTTTTATGGTTTCAAAAAGAAGGAACGTATGGCCCATTTGCAGTTAGCGCATTGTTTGGGGTAATTGGCTTTGTAGCATTTTTATTAACTTATAGAGGGGGGGAACTCTCTGACAAAGAACCATTTGAGATAATCCAGACTCCTGAGGGAGTAAATGTCAGAATGGATCCCACTCTTTTCTTAAGAAGGAAGGATGTTGCCAATGTAGTCACCCTGATGGCTAGTACACGCAATTTGCCTAAGCCAGCGGGAGTTATAGATGAACTTGGCAATATCATTCCTAACTCTCAGTTGCAGGCACAGCAAATGGCCGATAAGGCAAACAATAGTATAGGAAGTGCGATCAGGGAAAATATGAATAGGGTAATGGAAAACCCTAACATTACAGAGCAAGGGGGTGTTTTAATTCAGCCAGACCCTCAAGAAAATATACATGCCCACGTCGATAAAGATATAGCTGTTGATTAAAAGCACTTAGAATGAAAAACCTAAGTGCCTTTAGCTTTTATTATAATAGTGAATAGTCTTTAAATTTTATAACTTCCAAGTCAAACCAAGTATTTATCTCTTTAAATCTTTCTTGAAGCGGGGTCAGCTCATTTCTCACAAATACCTGAGACGCTTTCACCGCGTCACCGAATCCGCCGGAGTTGTCCGGGATAATCCCCATCATCTGCGGAGGCACGCGGTGCGCGCTTAGCAGGTCATCGCGGCTGGCCTTCTTGATATTAAAGAAATCGTCTTTCGTCGCCACCTCGCTAAGCGGCAAAATCTTGATGCCGTCCGGCTTACCGTTTGGTGCGTACATAAACAGGTTACGGAAGTTGCCGATCCCTTTCGTGTCGCGCATCGCCTGGCGCATCCGGTCAACGTCGCTGCTGCTCTGTGCCGCGTCGGTCATGTACAGGATGTAACCGGCGTGCGCGCCGTTCTGATAATACTTGCGGCGGAACAGCGTCGCCGCCTCATTCAGCCAGGCGGAGTTGAGCGCGCTGAGGTATTCCGGCAGGCCGTAAAGCTCCTGATTAATATCCGGCTCCAGCAGGTGAAACACGCTGCCGGCCGAAAATTCGTGCGGCTCTTTCCAGTCATTCACAAACCAGTAAACGCCATCCTTCACGCCCCTGCGGGTGAATTTGGCCGGAGTGGTTTCAAGGCGCAGCGGCTTACCCAGCCCATTGCGGCGCAGCTCGGCAAAGGCATTGCCGAAGACCAGATAATCAAGCGCAAACTTGCTGAACTCCTGCTGGCTCATCATCGGGTGCGGAATAAAAGTTGAAGCCAGAATGTTGCGCTTCACGTAAATCGGCGAGCTGTGATGCACGGCCGAGCGCAGGCTCTTAGCCAGCCCGCTAAAGCTGACCGGCGGCTCAAACCAGCGCCCGTTACCGATGCACTCGGCGTAATCAAGAATGTCGCGCTTATCCATGACCGGCGTCGGGTCGCCAAAGGTAAACGCCTCGGCGTGCTGCTGCGGTGCGGTTGCCTGTACAGGCTGCGCGGTGGTGGTCTGAGCCTTGCGGCCTCTGCGTTTGCTCATCAGTAAAATTCCAGAATTGAGGGATTAGCGCCGCCGCTGGCTGCGGTAAGCGGTTCGTTTAGCAGTGCGTGCATGATTGCCCAGGCGACGTCAGCATGGCTGGCTTCTTCGCTGCGGCTCGCTTCATAGGTTGAGCGGTTGCCGCTGGCCGTCATGGTTTTGCGGATAGCCATAAACGACTGCGTGATATCCGTCGCCCCGGCGTCATACTCAAGCCGCCCGCTGCTGATGGTGTCTTTCGCCTTCAGCACCATTGCCGTTTTCACTTCCGGTGAGTATTTGATCTCACGCGCGGCCGGGTAAAACTGGCGTACCAGCTGGAAAACACCCTGGCCGATGCCGGTGGCATCCACGCCGATATATTCAACGGTGTATTTTTTGGTTAAATCCTCGATAGATTTCGCCTGCGCGGCAAAGTCCATGCCCCGCCACTGGTGGCGCTCCAGCACGCGGAATTTCCCGCCCGCAACGAGCGGCGGCGCGATAACTGCACAGCCTGCGCTGTCGCCGGTGTGCGACGGGTCATAGCCGATCCAGACCGGCCGGTATGCAAACGGGCGCGGCAGGTACGGGTTAAAATCTTCCCACTCTTCCAGGCTGTCGATCATGCAGCTCTGCAGTTCGGCGAACGGGAACACGCTCGCCTCATCATCGACAAAATCACACATCAGCAGGTTCTGATATTCCGCCGGGCTGTATTCAAGCTGCAGCTGCTCAATGTCGAACAGGTTGCAGCCGCCGGTCAGTGCATCCTCAACCGTCACGATCTGCCGCCACTGCCCGTCACCGCACAGCGCGCCTTTCGCCAGGTGTGAATGCGACAGGTCTATCTCGATGCGATCATCTCTGTTGCGCCGCCCCTTGTTAAACAGCTCGCCTGACCAGAACGGATATGCGCTGTGTGAAAGAGCCGACGGCGTGGAAAAATAGGTCGTGCGCCATTTCTTGTGCAGCGACATGCCGCTGGCAACTTTGCGCAGCTCCTGGAATTTCGGGATCCAAAAATACTCATCCAGATAGAGATTGCCGGTGTAGCTCTGCGCAGTGCGCACGTTCGTACCGAGAAATATCAGGCGCGCGCCGTTCGGCAGCACGATGGGATCGCCTTTCAGGTCAACGTCCGCCTGGCGGGCGAAGTCGAGGATATAGTTTTTGAAAACGTGCGCCTGCGCTTTGCTGGCTGAAAGAAATATCTGGTTGCGCCCGGTGGTCAGTGCGTCGATCAGCGCCTCACGGGCAAAGTAGAACGTTGCACCAATCTGGCGGGATTTCAGGATATTGCGGATGCGGTGAGTCAGCCCGGCTTTATGCCAGTTGAGCTGATACTCAAAGCAGTTATCCATAAACACGCCGGTCAGCTTGTCGATCTGTTCGTCGCTGAACTCATTTTTAACAACCGGCTGGCGCTCGCCTTTGTTGCGGTTGCGCACGTTGGGGTTTAAGTCGGCCTCGTTGCCGCTGCTGCGGTAGCGCTCAACGCGGGCAAGGCGCTCAATCTGACGGCCGAGCGCGTCTATCTCTTTGTAATCACCATTCCCCTTTACCTCCTTCATGATGAGCTGAATCAGCCGCGCTTCCATGCTGGATTCCACGCGACTGATGGGCGCGACATTGTCCCACGCGTCTCGCAGCTTCCAGCTCTGCACGGTTGGCGTTTTCTGTCCGAGCGTCTCCGCAATCTGGCGCACGGAATAACCCTGCCAGTAAAGCAGCGCGGCCTGACGGCGCGGATCGCTGATGATGGTTGTCGGTGTCGTTTTCATACCGGCAAGGCTACCGGTGCCGAAAATGGCGCGCCTGCTGTCCCTGTTTGCTGATGCATCAGCGGGCTGGCATTCGTTGAGGGATTGTGTGGCGACGGGGAAACTGGCCCCGAACCGACCCAACACCTGACCGGAGCCTGATTAATGGCAGCAATCAAAGCAAAGCGTTTTCGTATCGCAGTCGAAGGCGCAACCACTGACGGCCGTGTCATTTCCCGTGACTGGATTTCGCAGATGGCGAAAAACTACAGCCCGGAAATGTACGGCGCACGCATCAACATGGAACACATCCGGGGCTATGCCGCTGACAGTACTTTCCGTCGCTTTGGTGACGTGACGGCCATCGAGGCTGAAGAAATCGGCGAAGGCCCGCTCAAAGGCAAGCTGGCGCTGTTTGGCTGGATTGATCCGACGCCTGAGCTGGTCGAGCTGACTAAAGCGCGCCAGAAAATCTACACATCCATTGAAGTTAACCCTGAGTTCGCCGACACGGGCGAGGCGTATCTGGTCGGCCTGGCCGTCACCGACGACCCGGCAAGCCTCGGCACTGAAATTCTGAGCTTCAGCGCCACGGCCAAAGTTAATCCGCTGGCATCCCGCAAGCTGGATAAAGGCAACCTCTTTACCGCCGCTGAAGAAACCGTGATCGAGTTTGAAGAAGTGGCCGAGCCGTCACCGTCCCTGCTGGCGCGCATCTCCGCGATGTTCTCTGCCAAAAAGAAAACCGATGGTGAGCAGTTCGCCGACGTCAGCGCGGCGGTAACGGCCGTCGCTGAGCAGGTGCAGCTGAACGCTGAGAGCCAGACGCAGGAGCTGTCTGCGCTGGAACAATCCGTTACCGCACGTCTGGAGGCTATCGAGCAGCAGGCCGGGGAAGACCGCGCCGCTTTCGCTGCGCTGCAGGGCCAGCTTTCGCAGACCGACGGCAGCTTTACCCGCCGCCCGGCGGCAACCGGCAGCGATCCGAAGTCCGGCGCGCAGACCGACTGCTAATCAGGCGTTGCCTGAACGTTAAAACCCAACACAGAGATAAACAGGAACGCCAATGCGTAAGAATACCCGCTTCAAGTTTAACCAGTTCATGACCCGCCTCGCCGAGCTGAACGGCGTCGAAACCGACGACATGAACAAAAAGTTTACCGTTGAGCCGACGGTCACGCAGACCCTGATGAACCGCGTGCAGGAGTCTTCCGACTTTCTGACCCGCGTCAACATCGTGCCGGTGTCTGAAATGAAGGGCGAGAAAATCGGGATCGGCGTGTCCGGCTCAATTGCCAGCGTGACCGACACGGCAGGCGGCGACGAGCGCGAAACCGCTGACTTTGCCGCGCTGGATAAGCGGGGTTATGAGTGTGTGCAGGTCAACTACGACTTTCACATTCGCTATAACACCCTCGACCTGTGGGCGCGATATGAAGATTTCCAGGCCCGCCTGCGTGACGCCATCGTGAAGCGCCAGGCGCTTGACCGCATCATGATTGGCTTCAACGGCGTGACCCGCGCCAAAACCTCTGACCGTGCGAAGTTCCCGATGCTGCAGGACGTGGCCGTGGGCTGGCTGCAGAAGTACCGCAACGATGCGCCGGAGCGCGTGCTCAGCAAAATCACCGACGAAGCCGGTGCCGTGGTGTCTGCGAAAATCCGCATTGGTAAAGGTGGCGACTATGCCAACCTTGACGCGCTGGTCATGGATGCCACCAACACCCTGATCGAACCGTGGTATCAGGAAGACCCTGAGCTGGTTGTGATCTGCGGCCGCCAGCTGCTGGCTGACAAATATTTCCCGATCGTCAACCAGTCGCAGGCCAACACCGAGCAGCTGGCAGCCGACCTCATCGTCAGCCAGAAACGCATCGGCAACCTGCCAGCTATCCGCGTGCCGTACTTCCCGGCCAACGCGCTGATGATCACCCGTCTGGATAACCTGTCAATTTACTTTCAGGAAGGCACGCACCGCCGCCTGATTGATGAAGTGCCGAAGCGCGACCGCATCGAAAACTATGAGTCCATCAACGAGGACTACGTGATCGAGGATTACGCGGCCGGTTGCCTGGTTGAAAACATCGAAGTCGGTGAGTTCAGCACGGCTGCAGAAACCCCGGCAGCAGAAACCCCGGAGGCGTAACGCATGTTAAGCCCTGCCCGACGTCACCGCATGCGCCAGGAGGCTATCGAAGCCTCGCAGAGTGCCGACAACCCGCTACGCCACGCCAGCGGCTATGAGCAGATGCTCATCAAGCTCAACGACGATAAGCGCCGCCTGAAGAAAGTGCACTCTAACGAGCGCAAGGCGGAAATGAAGCGTCAGCTGCTGCCTGAGTACCTGCCGTGGGTGTCCGGCGTGCTGGAGAAAGGCAAAGGCGCACAGGATGCCGTGCTGATGACCGTCATGATCTGGCGGCTTGATGCGGGCGACGTGCCCGGCGCGCTGGAGATTGCCCGGTACGCGCTGACGCATGGCCTTGTGTCGCCAGACGGCTTCAAGCGCGCCAGCCTGCCTTACCTGCTTGCCGAGGAAGTCGCCAGCGCGGCAACGCGCGCCTGGACGGCAAAAGAGCCGGTCGATATTGACCCGCTGCTGGCAACCATTGCGATGACAGAATCTGAAGACATGCCCGATCAGGTGCGCGCCAAGCTGCACAAGATAACCGGGTATGTGCTTCGCGATGCGGGCAGGGCTTCGGAGGCGATGACCCACCTTGTAAGGGCGCATCAGCTGCACGACGGCTGCGGCGTCAAAAAAGACATTGAGCGGCTGGGAACGGCGATGAAAAAACAGGCCATCGCCAGCCGCTGACCGAACGCGACCCCGCGCACGGGCGGCAGGACGGCAACGCACTTTCAGTGTCTGCGCCGTCCTCCACCGCCCACCTATTTCAAAGGCCGATTATGAATAACACGGTTGTTATCCCCGCCCCGCGACCGGCAGACGCTGCCGAGCCGCCGGTAAAGAATACGTTTTTCTGGCCTGACGTTGACCTGCTGCAGCTGCGCGATTCACTGCGCTATGAGGGAACGGTCACGGCGGTGCGCCTGCGCCTTGCCGTGAAAACGGCGATTTCAGAAGTAAACGCCGAGCTGTACGACTGGCGCGCCGCGCAGATGGCCGCGGGCTTTAAGGTGCTGGCCGACGTGCCTGCGGAATCGCTGGACGGCGAGAGCGAAAAGGTCACTGCGTACCTTGCGGCCGTCAGCGCGCTGACTGCCGCCACCATCGTCGAGCGCTATCGCGGCTACGACGCCAGCGGCACGAAAAAGGCGGCAGAGATTGAGGCGAGCGCAGACGAGTACTGGCGCGATGCGCGATTCAGTATCAGCCGCATCGCCCGTAAGCCTGGCTGCATTGTGGATCTGCTCTGATGGACATTTACGCGCAGCAGGGCGATACCGTTGATGAAATCTGTCAGCGCTATTACGGGCGAACCGGTCAGGCCGTCGAACTGGTTTACGCGGCTAATCCCGGTCTCGCCGAAAGCGGGCCGGTACTGCCGCACGGCTGCGAGGTGACGCTGCCTGATCTGCCGGAATCTTCAGCAGGTGAAACCGTCAACCTGTGGGACTAAAAATGGAAAAAATCAGCTCTGTGATCAACTACCTGATAGGCCTCATCCTGATGTGGTTCGGCCGTCATACGCCACAGGATATCGCCTTTATGGTCGGTTCCGGCGTGGCCGTTATCACGCTTATCACTAACGTGGCGACGTTCTTCATCAACTGGCATTACCGCCGTAAAACCTACGAGCTGCAGCGCCTGCGGGGGGTGAGCCTTGAGCCAGACCGTTAAACGCTGCGCCGTGGTGGCCGTGCTGGCAATTGCTGCGCTGCTGCCACAGTTCAAAACCCTGAAAACGTCCGAGGCCGGGCTTGCGCTTATCGCCAACGCCGAGGGGTGCCGCACCTCGCCCTATCAGTGCAGCGCCGGAGTCTGGACTAACGGCATCGGTCACACAGAGGGCGTGACGCCGCAAAGCCAGATCAGCGAGCGACAGGCGGCGGTCAATCTGGTGTATGACGTGATGCGCGTCGAGCGCGGGATCGATGCCTGTATGTCGGCTGAGATGCCGCAACCGGTCTATGACACGGCCGTTTCATTCGCCTTTAACGTCGGCGTGCGCGCGGCCTGCAGCTCGACCTTTGCCCGTTACATCAGGCTGCAGCACTGGCTTGATGCCTGTAATGAGCTGCGGCGCTGGGTGTTCGTTAAGGGCGTGAAAAATCGCGGGCTGGAAAACCGCCGCGCTGCGGAAGCAGCCTACTGCCTGCGGGGTGTCAAATGACGCGGCTGATAGCTCTGCTTCTGGCCGTCGCTCTGCTGGCGCTGGGCGTGACCGGCTGGCAGTGGAAAGTTGCAAAAGACGACCTGACCAGCGCGCAGCGCATTATCGGCACGCTGTCGGCCGGTATCGTGAGCCGGGATAAAGCGATAGCCAGGCTGGACGCCGATGCAAGGGCCAGCCAGAAGCGCGAGGCCGAGCTGCGGCTGATGCAGGGGCGCGCCAGCACGGCCGCACTTAACCGTGAAATGACCATACAGAGAGAAACCGATGCAAATCCGATACTGCGTGACTGGTCTGCTGCTGCTCTGCCTGACGATGTTATCCGGCTGCACGCCCGTCCGGCCTTCGCCAGCGCCAGAGATTATCTGGATTGGGTGTCCGCGCGTGACAAGCTGCCCGGTGCCGGGAAACAGCCTTAAAACCGCTGGCGATCTGGCGGCTGACAATCGTCAGCTTGAGGCCGCACTCGCCGCCTGCGGGCTGCAGGTCGAAATAATCAAAGACTGCCAGGAACAACACGATGCTGAAACCACAACAACTGCGCCAGGCGCTGACCGACAGCGTGCCGGAGCTGCAGCGAAACCCTGACGCGCTGAACGTGTTTATCGACAGCGGGCACATCGTCTCGACGCTTGCCAGCTCGCTGTCGTTTGAATACCAGTACCGGCTTAACATAGTTATTACCGACTACGCCGGTAACATCGACCTGCTGATCGTGCCGCTGCTTGCCTGGCTGCGAACGAATGAACCCGACATTATGGCAAGCGAGGAAAAGCGCCGGACAGGCTTCACCTTTGAGGCGGATGTTATCAGCGACACGGCCAGCGATATCAGCATTGAGCTGCAGCTGAGCGAGCGCGTGATCGTGAAGCAGGCCGACGACGGGCTGCACGTGACCCACGTCGGCGAGAACCCGCTGCCGGAGAATGACGCGCGGCCGGTGCAGCTTTACGTTAAAGGTGAGCTGGTCAGCGAGTTACAGACATGAGCGAGCTGCAGCTGGTAAATGACCGTCTGGAGGCGCTTATCAACAGCCTGTCAGCCCCGGCGCGTAAAGAAATGGCGCGCAGTATTGGCCGCAAGCTGCGCGCGAGTCAACAGCAGAACATCAAGCGCCAGCAGGCACCTGACGGCACGCCGTTTAAGCCCCGCAAAGCGCAGCCGGTGCGTAGCAAAAAGGGCCGGATAAAGCGCGAGATGTTCGCCAAGCTGCGCACGGCTAAGTACATGAAGACGCAGGCCAGCCCGAATGAGGCCGTGATCGAGTTTGCGGGCAACGTGCAGCGCATGGCCCGCGTGCATCATTTCGGGCTGCGCGACCGGCCTTCGAGAAAAGGTAAGGAAGTGCATTATGAGGCCCGCCCTTTATTAGGAATCAAGCAGTCTGATCTGGATTTAATTGAGGACGTTATCATTAGTAAACTTCTCAATTAATCAAGCGATTGCAAAAGTCTAAATGCTTTTTCAGTATAAGGCTGATATAGGGTGGCAAGCTCTGAACTTTCCTTTTCAACCGTACTTCTTAATGCTAAAGCGTGTGTCACGAAATGAGTAAGGAAGTCTTTAAATCCCTGTTTAGAGGCTAAGTTTACAGCGTTTTCAGGGGTCAGTGCTGAAAGTACTAAGTGTTGCAATGGTCTTAGGAATTTACGCAGGGGATGATCGGTAGAGACTTCGAATATTTTATATATTGACACAGTCTGGCTGAACGCAGGGAGATCTTTATATTCAAAAGGAAAGGATGGTGTGCGTGATTTACTGAAGGCTAGCTTTTCCGTGAAGTCGCTGATGCTTAATATAAGTCGTGAGTAATTTACATATGTAGTAATGTCAACTTTTAGGCTTGACTCGCAAAAAGAACAGAGCGTATTTGTAGCGTTCTGGTAAAACAATAGCGAGCTATAAACATCAACGATATTAAAAACAATGTATTTTCCTGCAAATAGAACATCGCCCTCTTGAGGTTGTCTGTCATTAATTACCATGAGGGAGTTTTGTACTGACATAACATCATGTAAAAAACCATATGCATCTTCGTAATAGAAACCTGCATTAAATCTTTCAGATATAACCAAGCATGTATGGTAGATGTCTTTTACGTTAGATGGAGTTGAATCTCTAGTGTCGCCTTTTGTAATGCAGTTAGAAAATGAGTTGTGAGGGAATAGATTTTTATAAAGAACACTTCGAGAGTGAAAAGAAAACTGCCCTTTCGAATCCTTTTCTATTTTGTCGAGCAAGTCATTGAACATTGATTGATGTATTTTAAATTTCTCAAAAGAAATCCTTTCCTTCTGAAAAGACATGAACTCTTCATTCTTTTTTGCGCTTTCCTCGTCCTGATCAGCTCTTTTCTTTGCTTCTTTCGATAACTGTTTATTTTGATGAATAGCAAATATCAGCGTTGCTAACGTCCCAATGGCTCCGCTTAATGTAAAAAGACCTGATAATAGTGAGCCAAATGCTGACCAATCGTCTGATTTGTGCGAAACATCTCTCATGCTAAATGAAAAAACCAAACCAGAAATTTGATTTCTATAAATCAGAAGAACAACTAAAGGCACAGCTAAAGTTACTAAAAACACTAAAACATAGATGACTTTTTCAATTCGCATTGTATGTCCTTATCTCAGCTAGTCATTGCTTGCTGATTAACTACCGTGCATGGCTCGATTGCCCGTTCAACTTTGTAAATGCACTCTACAGCATATGAACTCACATGAACAAATCGCAGAAATCCAGCGCCTGCTGCGCAACATGATCCGCATCGGAACCGTGTCGGCCGTCAACCTTGACGGCGGGCTGTGTCGTGTCAATACAGGAAAAAATACAACCAGCTGGCTGCACTGGCTCAGCGCCCGCGCGGGTAAAACCCGCTCCTGGAATGCGCCGTCAGTGGGTGAGCAGGTGCTTGTTCTTTGCCTCGGCGGCGAACTTGATACCGGCTTTGTGCTGCCGGGCATTTTCTCGGATGCCAACCCGGCTCCGTCTGCCTCGGCCGATGCGCTGCACTGGTCATTTCCTGACGGTGCGGTGATCGAGTACGAGCCGGAAACCGGCGCGCTGACCGCAAACGGCATACAGACGGCAACCATCAAAGCAGCGGTAAAAATCCTGTTCGACTCGCCAGAAGTGGAATGCACAGCGCTGCTCAAAACTGCGCAGCTGGAAGTCACTAAGGGCGGCACGATGAGAGGCGACGTTACGCATAGCGGTGGCAAGTTGAGTTCTAACGGTGTCGTCGTGGATGACCACGATCATGGCGGCGTGCAGCGCGGCGGTAGCAGAACGGATGGCCCACAATGACGACCGCAAAATATATCGGCATGAACCGGGAAACCGGCGGCACGCTGACCGACCTCGATCATATCCGGCAGTCAGTGCGTGACATTCTGCTGACCCCTGTCGGCACCAGGGTGATGCGTCGCCAGTATGGTTCGCTTTTATCTGCGCTGATTGACCAGCCGCAAAACGAGGCGCTGCGCCTGCAGATTATGTCGGCCTGCTATATGGCGATCCTGAAATGGGAGCCGCGCGTAAAGCTGACCGCCATCAGCTTTGAGTCGGATATCAACGGCGCAATGGTGGTTGAGCTGTCCGGCAACCGCACCGACGGCGCGCAGCCTTTTTCCTTAACCGTTCCTGTGAGCTGAGACTATGGCAACTATCGACCTGAGCCAGCTGCCCGCGCCCAATGTGGTGGAGTCGCTGGACTATGAGACCCTGCTAGCCGAGCGAAAGGCGACGCTGATTTCCCTTTACCCTGCTGACCAGCAGGACGCCGTCGCCCGCACGCTGACGCTGGAGTCGGAACCCATCGTTAAGCTGCTGCAGGAAAATGCCTACCGTGAGCTGATCCTGCGCCAGCGCATCAACGAGGCGGCAAAAGCCAATATGGTGGCGTATGCACTTGACGGCGACCTTGACCAGCTCGGCGCGAACAATGGCGTAACCCGCCTGACCATTACCCCTGCCGACGATACAACTATTCCGCCGACCGCCGCAGTGATGGAAAGTAATGACGATTTCCGGCTGCGCATCGCCTCGGCCTTTGAGGGGCTGAGTGTGGCCGGGCCGACCGGTGCTTATGAGTATCACGCCAGAAGCGCCGACGGCCGCGTAGCCGATGCG